TAATGTGATATGACAAGTTGAGTTGTATACAAGTTGGATTGATATAGAACAAGTGAAGTAGAATACAAGTAGAGTTGATAAAAGGAAAGTAGTATTGTTATACTAGTTTAGTTGTGTTTTAACAAATTAACTATCCTCACCGCTCGTAACCTAAACTCACCGTTCGATTTTTCAGGTGTAACAAATTGTAACATTTTTGCATATTTATTCGTATTAATTCGAACAATAAATCTATATAGTTCTCTATAGTTCTCTATAGTTCTCTATAGTTCTCTATAGGTCACTATAGAGAACTATAGTTATTGTTAGGTTATCCCTAACTATCACCATATCACCACATCATACATGATTTCACATCTCATGTATGTTACCTATCTATCACGATCTATCACGGTTTGACTTGCGGTAAATGGATATTCCCCGCAATTATGAGGAGATTGGGTATTTTGATAAATAGTCGATAATCCTTTGAGTATACCATACCCTCACCATACAACAACACAATGACGATACCTACAGTGTCTCATTATCGTATCACCCTTCAGACTACGTAGAAAATAGGGTGTATTGAGCAGGGATTAGAGCGTTGTATGGTGAGGGATTGATGATACAACAATGCTGTATTGAGATCAATTTGATTCCATTTTACTTTTACTCTGTCATACCCATATCACTACCTCATGAGACACAAATAGCGCACCTGTGATACACTCTCTCACATGGAGGATATGCGAGTCATCATTAACATTGATAGGCTACTATGGTGCTATTGTATGGCTATGTTGATTGCATCTCATGTATGAGATACACCACCATTATTCATCAACATATTGTAATATGATTAACTGTGGTTACTGATGGATAGATGTGAGCATTGAAGTATTGATTCGTACATCTACGAAAAGTAGAGACCGGGGGTGTGGTTAGACACCTTCGGTTAAGTGTCTCTAAAATTTTTTCCAAAAAAATAACTAAACATGGGTAAAAACCCATCAATTAACCCATAAACTAAAAAAGAAGTAAAATTTAATACCAAACACTCTTACAATATCTTCCTTTTATCATCTTAATAATACGTCTTAACCTAAAATTCATATCATCAACAACATCTTGAACACTAACATTTTTCTCTAAATCACCAATATAACCAACCAAATTATCTAAAACTCTTTCAGCACCACAATCATCTGTTATTTCAATGACTATCGAATCACCATTTCTTACAATATTTTTAATCAGTTTCCTGCGTAATTCAGGCATAATAATATCCTGAAACATTTTATTATAACAATCTGGCTTCTTAAACACATGCGACGTAATCTTAACTTCCGCACACGATATTTTACCATTGAATATAACATCAAATTCTTTAATAAATTCTATATTAACCATTTTTATTCCTCAGTAACACAAATCTACAAATTCGTAACACTAATCAGAAGCACCACTTTAATCCATCATAAATCAACAGAATCCCAATCCAAAACACAATCATTAACCCAAATATTATTATTCCTACAAGGATACCAATTCCAATACTTGTAATCCATGTAATACCTGTCATTAATCCCACGATAAGTAACATAAAAGAACAAAAGAAAATCCACAACCATCCAAGAAAAACACTTAACAAATCAATATTATCTATGTCAAAACGCATTTATTCCCACCCCACAAGTTTTCTATAATCCTTTTTCAATCCAATAAATGCTTCTTCACCCTACAAAACACCATTCATGACTACCTTTACTCCACCTTCAAAGCCTTACCAAACAATCCCCATGCGAGAGTATTCACAATTACTAACATGGTGGGAACAAATCCATCAACAATACCAAATAAACACGTAATCGAAGTAAATCCTACTATGAAAAGAAATAAACTAAAGTAATTAAGTTGTAATATGGAAGTCATCTCTTACCCTCCAAATGATAAAATCCATTTTCTGCAAGTTCACGAATGCGAGAAATATGTAAGAAACAATTAGTGCTACGGCTACAATTTAAAGCCATTTCTTCAAGCATACATAAATCTCTTACAAGTATTTCCTGGTTCATTACACTTCACCTAATCCGCAACAATAAGAATCGTTGCAGGACCATCTTCCGATTTAATTCCATGAAATTCAGGACAAATAAGATGTAACAAATATCTGCCCTCAACACCAACTACGAGTGTTTCAACACCCATACGCTTCTTCAATTCTTCAACTAAATCTTTTGTCGGTATTCCACCAATTTCTTCCTTAATTCTAAATGTTTCAGCAATCTTTAATAGACAATCGATTTCATCGGTAACAAGACAATCAATCTCATCAAACAATTTATCCATCTTTTCTTTATGTGTCATTCTCTTCTTACAGTCTACATTAATCTCAACATCGTAATACAGTTTACCAATTGATTTACCACTTTCCATTTTAATCACTCCTTACAGATTCCACAAATCCACATGCCCTACAATTTCTGCATCTTTTATATCACAACAATATGTTATTGTATGATATTTTTTGTTCCCATCATCAAACCACATAACATCAACCGATACACCACTACTATTTTTTGTTACAACAATACCACGTTCATTGTTACTTTCAATTACATCACCAACACAGAGTTTTGTTACATCAATTTTCCTACACGGTTTGATTACAAGTGTCTCCCAATTAATAGGGCCTTTGAATGTCATTCTATACTTCCCTACATAACACACAACAACGGGATGAAATACACCACAGTTATGTGCTTCATCGTAATGATAATTAACGTCTACACTATCAATTACAGCATCAACATCCTTGTAACCCCACGGTTCATAGGAAAGTTTTACTTTCATACCCGGTTTCAACTCTAAGTAGTCTTTACATGACATACAATAGAATATACGTAGGAGGAAATAAAGGTTACGATTTAGTTTGAAAAGAGGAGTAACAATACCACACCAGAATCAAAATATATGGTGTGTAACATATCAAAACTGTATGTTTCCGACACCTATCTTACGCAGGACATACTTTTACATGGGTAAGAAAACTTATACCCCAAAAAATGATGTTTTTTCTTGTATTATCAATAAAAACTATCTTTAATCATTTTAATTCCTAAACAAACCGCAAATAAGGTAAATATGAACAACACAAAACAGAAAATACCCGTTGCAATCAGTAGGAGGACATCAATTTGTAGAATGAGCGCAATAAATAAAACACAAAATGCAGCAACAAAAATCATCAAATTACCAATGAATAACTCTTCTATGTCAGGAAAATGAAATTGTACCATGTTACACCTCAAATCGTTTCACGTAACCACCATCAACAATACACATCTTACCCGCTTCTATATTCTCTACTGCAATCGCTTTAATGTAAGGATTACCGTAAGAATCAATACGCGCTCTTTCTTCAATACAAATCCAGGCACCTTGCACAAAATCATAAATGCGCCTGATGATTATGCCCGATTCTTGGATGTAGGACACTTCACGATGAGAAGTCATTTCTTACACCTCACAAATACCATGTTCCTTCTTCTATACCGTGGTAAATCTTCATGTGTATCTGATATTCAATCATGTCAATGTTATATTTATCACGGCAAATCTCCCTTGACAGTTCATTGAAAACATATTCAAGATCATCACTCTTCTTTGTTGAGAATACACTGAGTTTCCTACCAGAATCAAGTGTAAGAACAATCTCATCCTGGAATATTTCCATGAGTGATATGTTATCAATGCAAATCAGATTCCGGTTAGAGTAAATGTAGCGCATTTTAATCATCCTCCACTACAATTTCAGGTAAGGGTTCATGTCCCGTATCCAAAGGAGTACTGAAGTCTACCGTCCATCCACCTTCAGGAAACCGCTTCCAGGCATACGCATGACGGATTACCTGATGAATATCCCATGCCTCTTGTCCCAGTCCTACAATGTCATTGTATATGCTGTAATACTCGTTAGACTCTAATTCTGGGAATATCATTTCACGTAGACGGTCAAGATAGAAGTGCGCATTGTCCTGATTGAACTCATGCTCAAATCGAAACTCATCGGAGATTACATGAAATTGTCCCATTCGCACACGCGAGTAAAAATCAAGTGCGTTCATCAAAACTTGTGCTTGTTTTTCATTAAATGTAAGTGTGAATTTCATTATACATCACCACATATTATTATTTTTGATAATAATTGTAACCTCATTACCATTAAACTGACACATAATATCATTTAAATTAGTAAAACCAATTTTCCAATCCTTTATTTCATTGTCATATTCACAATAACCCTTAAGTTTTGTTTCTTCAATCATTATTCTTCACCTTCCATAAACTTCCTTATTGGTGTTCTCTTTACTTCAACAAGCGCATATTCTACTACTTCTGCATCTTCAGGATAATCCTGATAGAGATAAATTGGTGTGCGCGTTTTACAATTATATCCTGTGCGCTGTTTAAAGTGTTTCTTCAAATGTCCCGTTTCCATCCAGAGTTTACCATTGTCACTAAAGAGAGGATACAAACCACCTTTTGAATATGCACCATCTTTCTCTACACGGAATACTGTATCACGTATTACACATTCAGTAAGAATTTCAGCAAAGTATTCTGCACCACTAGAAAGTAGTTCAAGTTTCGGATCGAAATGACATTGACCCCACACTTTACCTTTACAACCCACTGCAATACAATCAGTGTCCATATTACCACACGGAGTAACATCTTCCATGTTACCAATGAAACGATACCTTTTCATTCCTTTTCACCTTACAGTATATAGTTACAAGTATAAGAATAAAAAGGTTACGAAATGAAACGCAAAAGAGAAAAAGGGTAAGGGAGATAATACTAATGAAATACTAATATATTTAAAATTAGTATTTAGATTACTGTAATGGTCACTACAACCTTCTTTCCTTCAAATTCTGAAATAGTATTCTCAATGAAATCCTCATCAACGCACCACAAATCATATTTGTTGTCGTAAGAAACAACCCCTTCAAGAACAATATCAGTAATCATTGTTTACGCCTCCCAAATATCAGTAATAACTACCATGTTTTTATAAAGTGCAACTCTACCCTTATTCTTTGTCATGGGGTCATCGGTAGAAACCACTGAAACTGCATATCTCTGTTGTCCATACCAATCATATGATTCAATGCTGCATACTTTTCTTACTTTCAGTTCACTACTGTCGCCCGATCTTGAAGCGAGACAAACAATGTCACCCACTTTGATTTTTCTGCCTAGAATATCTGTAACCATGTAAGTCACATCCCAAAAAAGGGTTACTCCATCTCCTCTGCAAGTTCAGCCGTTGCAAGTGCAAGCCAATCAATGAACTCTTCCCTACACGGACAACCGTAGGTAAGGTTGGTGAAGAAGGTAGTGAATCCTTCAATCGTAATGACAAACGATTCATCACCCTGCTCAACAAGATCCATCTCCTCCAGGCGATTCAACATAACCTGCTGTGACTCCTCTCTCTTGAACTCGTCCTCACCCGCACCAAGCATCTGCTTACACAGCACCGCATAGATGATTGCCGCGCCCACATCTGTAGGGTAATACTGTCCCGATTCTGTGCGCTCAACGATTCCAATTCCCTCAAGGATGTCGTATCCTTCCTTTACTTCATTGCTAACTTCGGGTGTCATGTTTCTCTTGCACCGAATATTATGTCTACCCTTCGCTATATATGCGTTGTGTAATGCGTTTGGATTGAAAAACGAGTAAAGAAAGAAAGTTTGAGTTAATTGTAAGGTAAGTGTGTAGACTAATTTAGATTGTGGTTACTTGTAAGAAAGATGGGTCTATCCCATAAGTCATGTAAGGACATCTGCATATATATTATTAATATTATTATTACTGATTTCTTACTGAAAATAGAATACCACATCGATTTGGAATTAGGTTTGGTATGGGTTTTGGCATAAATATAATATATTATAATATATTTATTACATGATTCTTACATGAATATTATTACCAGTAAGAATATAGTATAATATATTATTATAATATTCTTACAAGAAATAGAATACAAAATAGAATATCAGTAAGGTTAGTAAGTATAATAATCATTATACTATTTCCTTACACTATTCTTACTGGAAATATAATAGGAATAATGATTTCATAATATATGTACATATATATGTACAAGTGTAAGGAGGAGTATTAATATCATTTTAAAAGGAGCGCGTAAGCGCGATAGCAGTAGCGAGCGTAGCGCGAGCGTGACTGCACCTGACAAAAAAAAAGAAAAACCGGAAAAAAGAAAATGTAATATTGTGTGGCAACTTGCCCCACGGAGGACCCCTTACCCCTTATGTTTGTAACTACTAGTATATAAAGGTTTCGGTCTATGATGATATTCTTGGGGTGTCGTATATCTTATTAGATATAAAATATATATATAATTATTACTGATAGTAATATTGGTAATGTGTATTATGCAATTTTACCTACATTTTCCATACGTGCCGCACTGGAAATGAAGGTTGAAATGACAAAAAATAAGTATTCAGTAATCAAAGTAATACATATGACAGAAATGTATCAGTATGTCTTTATGTGCGTTAAGGATGGAATTGTTGAGTTTCATTACCTGTATTGCGCTGATCTTCTCGAAGCGGTCAAGAAACATGAGATGATGTATGGGTTTGAGTATTGGGTAAGGAAGGTTGAAGTTCTGGAGGGTGTAAAGCCCGATAGGTTTCAGTCTAAAATTGAGGATTACATCACCTCCTAGAATCAAAAAATTCACCCCCTTCTTTATATAGAAACATGCAAAATCCAACCCTATCTTTCAAAAAAGGTATAATGATATGGTTGGAGAATGTTAGTGTTCATTTTGCATGTTTTACTCTTCAATTTGGGCTTATCCCAAAACTACCATGAGAAGAGTGCAATGAGGAACCAAATGAAACCTGATAGTGCCTCACTTGCCGCACTCAAATTCATGTTCATGGTAGCAAATGTGATAGCGAGAGTGAAGAGTCCAAGTGAAGTGAAGAGCGCGGTAAAAATGTTTACAGAACCATTGTTGAAGATACAATCGTTCAGTTGAGGAAGAAGAGTAAATGAAAAAGAGAAACCAACGATACTAATGATTTTATCTTGCCATGTCATGTTCTATTACCATTCTCCCGGCAGGACTCGAACCTGCATTACCGGATTTATTCAGAGTGTGACAGGTGTTACCGCCCGCTTCAGGTTAAATTGTGAGTTTTACCCACACTCTTTCAAATTCCGGCATGATACCATTACACTACGGGAGTAAACGCACCGTGTTGGAATCGAACCAACATACTCCCAAGCGTTCCTTCCTGGGTGTTTTACCTATAATAACTACAGTGCAAAGGTCATGGTGAGATTTGAACTCACGATCTGTGGATTACAAATCCACCGCATTAGCCTCTGTGCTACATGACCAAATGGATGTGGATGGATTTGAACCACCGTGTCCATTGGTAAGAATAATATCTTACCAGCGCACCTTACCAGTCTAGGTTACACACCCAATGCGTCAAGTAGGATTTGCACCTACGATAGTCCTTCGACACACGATTTTAAGTCGTGTCTTTTTGACTGCTCAAGCATTGACGCTCTACTTACTTCATTACACGTTGAACAATAAATAACTTACGTTATAATTTTAATATACAAATGGAAGGATTTAATTAACTATAATAAAAACACATAAGATATATGATGAGTAATAGTTTATCTGATCTTGCTTATTGTGGTGGATTATTCGACGGTGAGGGATGTGTTACACTTACAAAAGATGGTGATTCAAATTATAGATTACGCTTGAAAATAACATCAACTGATTATTCTGTTCTTACATGGTTACAAGATCATTTTGGAGGGTCAATTATTCTTTCTCGTAAGGAAACTGATAATAATAAAGAATCATGGGATTGGTATTGTAAAACTGAAGATCAGATTGTGTTTCTGTTTGGTATTCTCCCTTACACTATAATCAAACGCGCACAAATCAATGAAGCATTGAACTATCACTTTGAAAAACAGAATGGTGGAAAGTTAACTGAAGATGAATTTGTATTACGAGAAAGATATTACATGAAATTAAAATCAATGAAATAACCTCAAAATACTCTTATTTTCTTTCTTCTTTTTATACTTAACCGAAAGGTTTATATAGTAGTAATTAAAGATATATATTATATTATATCTGTTTGTTAAATGGGTATAATAAACTATACTATACTATAGTTTATTTTTTTGAATAGAGGGGTGAATAAAAATCGTTTCTGAACGTATGTTTGTGGATGGACCTGTTTTCCCAATTGCACAGAAGAATAGAAATGGATGGGGTGTTCCTCACGATTCTATTGATTCTGCTATTTCTTCGTTAAAAACATCCGTAGTTCGAATTTGCCCCTCTATTTTTGGTGAAAGTGAACATCACTGTGATATTACGGGTAGCAGGAAGGATGAAATCGGTAAAATCGTTGATGCTTACCAGAAAGATAATGAGGTAAGAGCAGTTGTTGAGATTACTGATTCTACCGCTATTTCCAAGTTGAGTGATGGAACATGGGAACCTACATGGTCTGTGTTCGGTGGTGGTGTGCGTGATTCTGACGGTTGGATTCATGGGTATACGAATGAATCGTTAACGTTTGTTAAAAAACCTGCATGGGAAACTGCTAAAGGTGAAATATTCTTTACTGCAAGTGAAGATGAGCGATCAGAAGTAAAGAATTTAAAATCATATACAACGCTTGGTTTAAACCAGGATAAAGAAGATAATAGTAAATTTTACGCTTCTCTTTTAAATTCTGATGATTTTCTTTCAGATAATTCATTTCCTGATACTATTGAAACTTCTAAAGGTGATTTTATGGTAGATACTAATATTGAAAGCACCCCTACTGAGGGTGTTGATTTTGAGAAGGTAGTTGCCTCGAAGGAAGAGGAGATTGCCAAACTTAAGGAGCAGATTAAAACGATGGAGAAGGTGCAGGCTGCCGCTATTTCCCCTGACACGTTTGAAACCGTTGTTGCTTCTCGTATTGATGTTGCACTGAAGGCAGAGCGTGAGCGTATTGAGAAGGATCTTGCCCTGACTGATTACAAGAATTTGTGTGCCTCGCTTGAGATTGCACCCGAAGTAGAGCGGTTCCAGAGTGAGAAGTTTACCGCTTCGGATGTGCGTATGCACATTGATCTTCTAAATAAGGTTGCAGGTAAGCGTGAGAACGTTGAAGCGGGCGCTCCCTTGTATTCCAATACTCCTGAAAAGAAGGGAGAGACTCCTGAATCGTTCCAGAATGAATCTGGTTGGACTGTTGGTTATTTCCGTGACGGTCAGTGGTTCACGGAGTAAAATAAATAATTGAGGTGAATTTTTATGGGTTACTATGGTTTTGTCGAGCCGGATAATAAGGTCATTGCTTACGCTCCTAATACTATTCTGATTCAGGAAGAGAAGGCAGAAGCAGCGACCATTAAACCGGGAATGGTTGTAATGAAAGGTACGAATGACGGCGATGTTGTCATTTGTGATGGAGTTTCTAAGGCACCGTTTGGTGTTGCAGGTTTCGAGCAGAGTTTCTTAGGCGCTGCATCGTCTACGTCTAATCGTCCTGCTAATGTTAAAACTGCGTATGCTCCTGGTGCTCGCGTTCCTG